TAGGTAAAGCAGGTGATTATGCCATTGATGCAACTAGCACAAATAATACAATAAGTGTTAGAACTTCATCAGGATGGAAAGCATTAGGTACTACAAACTGGTATGCGTCAGTTCCAACTTTAACAGGTTCGGCAACAACTGGCACAGTTACAAATGGTGACAGTATTACTATTAATGGTGCAACTGTACCATCGACTGGAACAACATATAACAGTTTTGTAAACGATATTAACACTGCGGCAATTACAGGTGTAACTGCGGCACTAGTTGATAGTAAAATTGTAATTTACGGTGCAAGTAACACAGCAAGTAATCAAATTGTTATTGCAAACGTAAGCGGTACATTATTAACAGACATTGGTATCACAGCAGGAACTTATAATGTAATTTCTGTTGCAAGACAACCACATACATCAGTTCCACAATGGAAAAGTGCAGATGCTACAGCGGCGCCAACAGGTAGTGTTTGGATTAAAACAACTTCTCCAAACAACGGTGCAAAATTTGATGTAAGTGAGTATAGTTCCCCTTTCGGTAAGTTTATTGCTAAAACTGTAAATGTATATCAGGGTGAAAGATATGCATTATATGGATTAGACTCAATTGGTGGTGGACTAAACATCGAAGCAGGTACAGTGTATGTTGAATCTCTACAAAATGATAGCGGATTTACAATGTACAAAGTATTTGAAAGAAAAGTAAAAGGTGCAACAGTAGTAACTGGTACTGCAACTAATCCAACTTTTAGTGTTGGTGATGCGTTTAGTATTAAGTCAACTATTAAAGGTGCAAATACAAATATCACAACAACTGTAACTGCTACAGGTACAACAGTTGCTAGTTTAGTAAATGATATTAACACACTTAATATTGATTATGTTACAGCCAGTGTTGCAACATCAGGTGCATTGACACTAACACACTCGTTAGGTGGTACAATGACACTTGCAAACACAAACAATACACCTTTAGCAACAGCAGGATTTACAACTGCAAACGATTATATTCGTGAAGGTAGTACAAGTGGTAATTTGGTATTCAGTAACTTCCAACAGTTAACATATACTGCTGGTAGTATCGAGCCAAGTGCAAATCCGGCAAATGGTCGTTTATGGTTCCATAATGTAACTGATGAAGTTGATATTATGATTCATGACGGTACAGACTGGAAAGGTTATCACAATGTGACTACTGATGCAAGAGGTTTCAATCTTGGAAATACTTCACCAAATGGCCCACTTGTAAGTGCAAGTGAACCAGTACAACAAAGTGACGGTACTGCTCTTGTTTATGGTGATTTATGGATTGACACATCAGATTTAGAAAATTATCCAATTATCAAACGTTGGGAACAAGTAGACAGCGAAGATAAATGGGTTACAATCGATAACACAGACCAAACTAGTGAAGATGGCGTATTATTCGCTGATGCACGTTATAATGGTGACACAACAACTGACGTTGTAAGTGGAGACATTACTACAATTAAATCATTATTAACTAATGATACTATTGATTTAGATTGTCCAGATGCATCTAACTATCCACGTGGTATGCTACTATTCAATACAAGACGTAGTGGTAACAATGTTAAAGAGTTTAGAAAAGACTACTTTAACAGTACAGACTTTGCAGGTAAAGTATTACCTACAGAGAAAGACGCATGGGTATCTAAAGCAGGACTACAAAATGACGGTTCACCGTTCATGGGTAGAAATGCAGTACGTCGTGTTATTATAGCGGCTATGAAATCTGCAATTGATACAAGTGCAGAATTACGTGAAGAACAAAGAAACTTTAACGTAATTGCATCTCCTGGTTATCCAGAAATGATTCAAAACATGGTAGCATTAAACAATGACAGACGTAACACAGGGTTTGTAATTGGTGATACACCATTCAGATTAGCGGCAAATAGTACAGATATCCAAAACTGGGCTATCAACGCCAACCTAGCAACTGATAATAACGACAAAGGTCTAGTAACTGCTGATACATACTTAGGTGTTTTTTACCCAAGTGGTATTACAACGGACCTTAGCGGTAACAGTATTATGGTTCCAGCATCACACATGATGTTAAGAACTTTAATTCGTTCAGATGATGCTAGTTATCCATGGTTTGCACCAGCAGGTACAAGACGTGGTGTTGTTGATAATGCAACAGGATTAGGTTACTTAGATAGTGCAACAGGCGAATTTACAAGTGTTGGTGTTAGAGAATCTTTAAGAGATACTTTATACGAAAACAGTATTAACCCGATTGCATTCTTCCCTGGTAACGGAATATTAAACTACGGTAACAAGTCTAGAACGGCTACGGCAAGTGCGTTAGATCGCATTAACGTATCAAGACTTACTGCTTACATTCGTGAACGTTTAGCGGTTATTACAAAACCATTTGTATTTGAACCAAACGACAAACTAACACGTGATGAAGTGAAGCAAGTTGTTGAGCAATTAATGAACGATTTGGTTGCAAAACGTGGTCTTTACGATTACTTGGTGGTTTGTGATGAAACAAACAACACTAACGACCGTATCGATCGTAACGAATTGTACATCGATATAGCAATTGAACCTGTTAAGGCAGTTGAATATATCTATATTCCAGTTCGTATTCAAAACACAGGCTCTATTTAATAGGGCCTTTGTGGAGAAAAATGAAGGTAAACAAAGCGACTAAATAATATAAAGCAGGAGCAAAAATATGTCAGTAAGTTCATTAAGCAAATTTACAGTGCCTTTGGCAAGTGACCAATCAGCGTCAAGCCAAGGTCTGTTAATGCCAAAATTAAAATATCGCTTCCGTGTGAGTTTTGAAAACTTTGGTGTTTCAACTCCGAGAAGTGAACTAACAAAACAAGTTATAGATTTTCAAAGACCTTCAGTTAACTTTGAAGAAATGCCAATTGATATCTATAACAGTAAAGTATACATCCAAGGTAAACATACTTGGGAGGCTGTATCAGTTAATTTACGTGATGACGCATCAGGTCAAGTTTCTAAACTAGTTGGTGAACAAGTTCAGAAACAATTTGATATGATGGAACAATCAAGTGCGGCATCAGGTATTGACTACAAATTTATCACAAGATGTGAAATCTTAGACGGTGGTAATGGAGCGTCTTCACCAAATACGCTAGAAACTTGGGAATTATACGGTTGTATGATTCAAAACGTTAACTACAACGACTTAAACTATGCAACAAGTGAACCAGCAACTATTACAATGTCAATTAGATTTGACAATGCTGTTCAAACACCACTTGGTGCTGGCGTTGGTAGTACAGTGGCTAGAACTATTGGTGAGGTAGTTACAGGCTAATACTTTAAACTAGAGGTAATTATCCTGTGATAAATTCTTTTCTTAAAGCTCTTGCAACCGGTGACAATGTTCGTGATTTTAAACACGCTTCGCGAACATTCGTCGACGGTAATTATCGATTAGCACCAAAACATAAATTTTTATTTCATGTTGTATTTCAACTAAATGCTAGTTCTGGATTTAGATTCAGCGGTAGTGAAAACTTAGAAGCAAGTTTTCTAGTTAAAAATGTTGATTTACCTAAATATAGTTTTGATGTAGTCGAACATAATCAATATAATAGAAAAAGATATCACCACAATAGAATAAATTACAATCCAGTAACTATCACATTTCATGACGACAGTAGTGACGTAATAAGAAATTTATGGTACGCCTACTATGCCTATTATAATAATGATCCCCAATACGAATCAGGCGGAACATACAGTTATAAAGATACATATTCCCCTATGTTATCTAGAGCACAAAATTGGGGGTTAGATAGAAACTCTGAACCTTTCTTTAGTGCAATAAAAATTTACAGTTTATACCAAAAAAAATATACCGAATATTGGTTAGTAAATCCTATCATTGAAACATTTGACCATGACAGTCATGACTATGCAGATGCCACAGGATTGTTAGAACACAGAATGCAAGTTAGATTTGAAACAGTTAAGTATAAATCAGGACTTATTGCTGGTGACGGACCAGCAGGATTTGGTGAAATGCATTATGATAAAGCGGCGAGCCCACTTACACCACAAGGCGGAGGAACAACTAGTATATTAGGCCCAGGCGGTTTAGTAGATGCAGTAGGAAGTATAGGTGCTGACCTAGCCGGTGGTAATATTGCAGGTGCAGTAGTAACAGGTTTACGCGGAGCAAGTAATTTAAAAGGTGCTAACTTAAAAGGTATGTTAAAAGAAGAATTAACAGGTGCGGCTCTTAATGCATTAAGAGGACAAAATCCTGTAGGTGATTTTAGTTTTCCAAATAGCAAATCATCACCTGGTAATCCATTACCTAATGTTCCTAAAGTAAATGCAGTATCTCGAAGTGTACCGTCAAGCGGTTCTCAATCTGTAACTAGTAATGGTTCTGGAATACAAATTGCGGCTTTATCAGATAAATTACAAAGTTTTGTTGGAGGTTCAGGATCTACTATTCAAAGTTTAGCAAGTGGGTTCCCGGGTATGGTAGGAGAATTAGGAACTAAAGTTCCATCATCATTGCAAAGTATATTCGGTCCAGGTTTAAGTAATATAAGCACACACGTTAATAGTGCAGAGTTTCAAACTAAATTTAATGCTGATTTGGCTACAGCACAAACTGAATTAAATAAAAACTTACCAACTGCTATTGCAGAAATGAATAAAGGTATTGCAGGCATTCCAAATCAAATTGATAAAGCAATGAATAGTATTGGAAGTGAATTAACAACTAATCCATTTCCAAATAATACTACACCACCTAGTCTAAGTAGCGTTAAAAAAGGAATAATAACATAACATGGCAACTAATTTACCACCTAAGGAAACTAATAACGAAACTAAAGAGTTTTTTGATGTATATAATACACCAAGAGCAGAAACTGTAATCTCTTCTACGGATCATGATGCAGTTAAAGGTTTCTTTATGAGAAAAACAAATGACAATGAAGAAGTGTCAAATGGTTTAACAGATACAATTATGCAGATTGCTAGTTTACATGGTGCAAAGCCTATGGAATTAATTGATGAATTTAATGAATATGCAGTTACAGATATACAACAAGCATTAGTTTCATTATTAAATCAGCAAAGAGCAAATACAAGCATACTTGGATTCAATAGAAATAAAAAACCAAGTGCATATACGGCTCGCAACATTTTAGTATAATGATATTATGGCAAAGTATGCTCGAGGAAAATACGTTGTAAAAAATCCTAGCAAGTATGGAGGAAATAAAAGTCCAACATACAGAAGCAGTTGGGAATGGGCCTTTATGCAATTTTGTGATAATCATCCTGGTGTAGTGCAATGGTCTAGTGAAGCAGTAAAAATTCCTTATAAAAATCCATTAACAAATAGAAATACAATTTATGTTCCTGATTTTTTAGTTGTTTATTCAGATAAAAAAGGTAATAGACACGCAGAGGTTATAGAAGTAAAACCCAAAAAAGAAACAGATATAAAAAGTGCAGGCAGAAATCCTATTACACAGGCTAAAGTTATAAACAATTTAGCAAAATGGGAGGCGGCACGAGCATGGTGTAAACAAAATAATTTACAATTTAGAATTGTTACAGAAGAAGATATATTCCACCGTCCTCAGAAAAGATAAATAATTATAGTAGCATATAATTTAATGGAAGAAAAATGACCAAAAAACTTGAAGATTTATTAGATATGGCTCCGGCTAAAGAAGTAACTGAAGAAAAAGAGCAATCTACTGAAGTTATTCCAGAACCAGAAAAGCCAAAACATACTCCAGAAGATATACAAAGAGCAATCGCTAAAGCAGATAAAATTGACGAAGCATTGCCAATGGTTAAAAATTTAGAATTAAATGATGCTGAGATGGACGATATTGCTCAAACGGCAAAAGATACATTTCAAGACTTAATGGATTTAGGCATGAACGTTGAAGCCAGATATGCAGGAGAAATATTTAATACTGCGGCACGTTTATTAGACACGGCTTTAAATGCCAAAGGCGGAAAAGTTGACCGTAAATTAAAAATGATTCAACTACAACTACAAAAAGCACGTTTAGACCAAGTACAAGCAAGGCATGATAAAGAATCTGGTGTACAAGAAGATGGTGATGCAGTGGTTTTAGACCGTAATGCATTATTAGAAAAACTGCTTTCAAAGGATAAATAATATATTATAATTGGAAGGTGCAATTTTTATGAAAACATTTAAACAATATTTAATGGAAAATGCAAAGGAATATAAATTCCGTATCAAATATGCTGGCACCTTAACAGATGCTCAGTTAAACAGAGTTGAAATGGCGGTTGGAAAATACAATTTAAAAGATATTTCAAAGCCAAAAGTAACTCCTATTCAAGAGCACCCAATGGATTTTCAAACATTAAAGAATTCAGAAGTTAGTATACTTGACGTAACTGTAACTTATCCTACTACTGTTGATATGTTAAGAAATGAATTAACAGAATATGCTGGCATTCATGGATCACATTTAATTGTGATTAATCCTAACAATCCACAAGAAGTTGCTAGAGAGAAAAATTTAGAAGAACAAGACAAAGACTATGAAACTAAATTAACTGATGCAGAATACAAAGATGCAGAAGAGTATGAAGCAGAGTTTGGCGACAAGTATAACGAAAACTTATTAAAAGATTTAGCAAAAAATAAAGAAACACCTAAAGTTTCTTTAGCAAAAGCCTACCAAGAAGAAGTAGCAAAAGAAACTAAAAAGAAAAAGTAAGGTGACTGTGATGAGAGATATCTTAGACGCATTAGAAAGTATTCATACAAATAAGAAAAAGCCTATGGATATTAAAAAAGAATTGAATAAAAAGCCTGCGGTTATGAAAGCATTATCTCTCGAAGATACTGAAGAATTAGAAGAAGGCGTAAATGATGTAGATAAAATTCTTCAACTTACAAATGAACTTTACAATGAACTAGTTGATTTCCAAAATGAAGAAACTGATGAGAACGTAGAAGATCTTATTGGACACCTAGCAGAATTTAAGGCTAAACTTGAAGGTGATGCAGGATCATTTGGCGAATCAGCGGTGCGGGAAGATGCAGGCGAGGACGAAAAGGTAGTTGATATGTTGAGAAACATAAAACAACACCTGGACAACCATCCCAACATGAGCGAACACCCAAGCCTAGTGGCATTGGACCAACTGGCAGATGACCTAGAGAGCGG